CGCTCTTCACGGCTTACAACGACCTCACTATTAATCAGGTCAACGGCTGGGTTGCCACCGCGCTCGGCCCGGACGGCATTGCCAAGGCACAGGCCGACTGCGACGCGGCCATCGCCGCCCAGCAAGCACCCGACTTGCCCGTGACGCCGCCCCTGCCGTGGAACATCCCGACGCCCGCGCCGGAGCCTGTGCCGCCGGTCGAAGAGCCGGTTTAGTCTCCAGAGGTTGATGACGAGGTTTGCATGGCAACGAGCGGCACATATACCTTCAACCCGTCGCTTGGCGAGTTGACTTTGTATGCTTATAATCTGATTGGTGTTCGCAACACTGCGGTGCTCCAAGAGCATATGGAAGCCGCTCGTATGGCGACCAATATGATGCTTTCGCGCTGGTCGAACCAAGGCGTTAATCTGTGGGCGGTGGATCTGATCACTAAGCCCTTAGTTCAGGGCCAGTCCACGTACACGGTGGATTCGAATACCGTCATGATTCTCGACGCTTATATGGTCATTGACGACGGTTCGGGCCAGCCCATCGACCGAATCATCATGCCGGTTTCCCGCACTGAGTACGCGTCCTATCCGAATAAAGAGCAGCAGGGCTTTTCAACGACGTACTGGTTCGATCGTCTGCTGGCCCCCACCATAACTTTATGGCCCGTTCCGGACGGAAATTCTGCCCAATACCTCAAGTATTACCGCGTGCGCCAACTGCAGGACTCGAACCTCCAGAACGGCGAGCAAGTAGAAATTCCGTACTTGTGGATGGAAGCGTTTGCTTACGGCCTTGCCCTGAGATTGGCTCAAGTCTGGTCACCTGATAAAATGACGATTCTGAAGCCCATGGCCGACGAATCGTACCAAATCGCTGCTGACCAGAATACCGAATACGCTCAACAATACGTTTCTCCCCAAATCTCTGGGTACTTCCGTTAGGGGTTTTAAATGGGATACGCTTCCCAGTCCGGGCGGGCGAGGACAAGCGCTAGGAACCCGCAAGCGCATGCGATATGCGATCGGTGCGGGTTTCGCTATAACCACGTTGACCTTCGCTGGCAGTATGATTGGCGCGGCGCGTCGATGCAGAACATCCGTATGTTGGTTTGCAGTCCATGCTACGACACTCCCCAAACGCAGCTTCGCGCGATCGTTGTCCCGGCGGATCCGACGCCGATCACGAATTCCCGCACCCAGAATTTCGTCGCGGCTTCGACGGATGATCTGACGATCGTCAGCCCGACTGTAACCGACCCCACAACGAGCATCCCGATCCCGTCCAAAGTCGGCCTCCTTACGCAAAATGGCGTCGATATCACCACTCAGCCCATTGGCGTACCGGTCGGGCTTCAGCAAGCGGCGATTATGCCCCTGCGAGGGAAAACCGCGTATGCGGTGAGCGTTCCAGTCCTGTCGATGATTGCGAACGGCACGGCCACAATTACCGTGACTTGTAGCGCGGTTCACAATTTGGTTACTGATTCGCAGATTTCCGTTGCGGGTGCCAGTGCTAAAATCGCCAACGGCTTTTATTCGGTGACTTTAGGGTCGGCCACATCTTTTTCATACATGGTTAATTCCGCCGTCCCGGCAGGATCGCTTTTGACCGATACGACAAAGATCCTGACTGCTAAGGTTGGCCTTCCCTACAATTACGAACAGATACCACAGGCGAGCGTCTAAAATGGCAAACACAACCATCACGAACTTGCCCTTGGCGGTTTCCCTGAACGGGGGCGAGCAGATCCCGGCGGTGAATACGTCGAATACCACGGTCCGCCTCACGGTCCAGCAGATTTCGAACTACGTTTCTGCATCGCAAACCGTCACCCCCAACAATGCGCTGACGGCGACGGCCAACGCCGCCACAGTGTTGCTCGTTTACCCCATTACCACCATTACCAATAGCTCCGCCGCTACCCTAACGATCACAATCACGACGACGGGTGCCGCAGACGGTCAAATGGTCATGGTCCGCATTCTGGATTTTAGTGCGGTTGCCCAAACGTTGACATGGGTAAACACCGAGAACAGCACGGTATCCGTTCCATCAACGTCGAATGGGTCCACAACGCTGCCCAAGACGGTTAGCCTTCAATACAACGGTAAGACTTCCAAGTGGCGCTGCATCGCTTCGGTTTAAGGGGAACCGCAAAACATGGCCGACGACATTGTCTCACTCTCTGGCGAAGGTCTAAAGTTCGGGCGGTTCCCGGCTAACGGAGAGCTTTTGATTGGCAATGGGTCCGGCCTCAAGCTGTCCACTCTGACGGCGGGCAGCAACGTCACAATCACTAATTCGTCGGGCGGGATTTCTATCAGCGCTACAAGTTCTGGGGGAACCGTCACCAGCGTGACCGGCACGACACCGATTACGTCAACGGGCGGCGCAACTCCGAACATTGCCCTGACGACCCCGGTAGCCGTCCAATACGGCGGAACTGGCCTCGCCACGATCACATCCAACAACCTCATGGTTGGCAACGGAACGGGCGCGGTTAGTCTTATCGCGCCGGGAGCCAGCGGTAATCTGCTGACCAGCAACGGAACCACTTGGGCGAGCACTGCACCGACAGCAGTCTGGACGACGGTTAAGAAAACAGCAGATCAGACAGTTTCGTCTGGAACAACATACGTTGATGACAGCGCACTTAGTTTTTCAATGCTGGCGAACACCACATACGCAATCAGGGGTGTGTGTTTTCTTTCATACACCACAAATGGCGCAGTCGTTTCATTTAATGGACCAGCCAGCCCGACCCGCATTTTAGGGCAAACCACCCCAAATACTACCGTTGCGCTTACCACATATTCAGGCGCAACGTACTCCCTGTCTCCATTAAATGCTATTTTTGCTGGTGGAGCGACTGGGCAAATAGTTTCGGCCTTTAACATTGAAGTTGTTAACGGGGCCACTGGTGGCACATTTGCAATGAGATTAGCTCAAACTGGCTCCGGCGGCTCAATGGTTTGCCAAAAGGGCTCCTTTATTGAATACGCAGCATTCTAGTGAACCCGCGCCGATGAACACGCCCCTAAAAGACCTTCGCTCGGAGCACGAATAATGGAACCCCAGACGCTTATCAACATCGCCGGGGGCGTCACCCTCTCAGTCGTGGGCTGGTTAGCCCGCGAGCTGTGGGGCGCGGTCAAGGACTTGCGCGAGGACATCCACCGGATCGAGGTTGATCTGCCCAAGACCTACGTCCCCCGTTCGGACCTCGACGCGCGGATGAAACGCATTGAAGACATGCTTCAACGCATTGATGACAAGCTAGACGCAAAGGCGGACAAGCCATGAGCACAACAGAGGAAAAACAGGAGAAGATTTCCCTTGATATGGCCGCGTCGGCCAGCAAGGGCGCGATGGTTGAGAAGATCGTCTTCGCTGGCGTCCCAATCCTGTTTTCTTGCGTCGTGTACCTGATGAGCGCGCTGTCCAACGCCAACACCGAGATCATCCAGCTCAAATCACGGGTTGCGGTTGTAGTGAACGCCGACAACAAGGCAATCCCCCCGCAAGGCACCACCATCGACATGGCCGAAATCAGGGAAAACCTGAGCGAAAAGATCGGCACCGTCGAGAAGGAGGCCGCACTTGGCCGCGCCGCGATGACGCTGGACCGGGAGCGGGCAATGGCCGCCGTTGAAAAAAGCCGACTGGACATGGCGGCTGACGCTGCGGCGGCTAGGGCAGCCATCAGGATGGAGACGGCGAAGGCTGTCTCTGACCTTGATCGCCGCATCGCTATCATAGAGAACAGGGGGAAGTGATGGATCTTCTGAAAACATTTGGCCCGCTTCTGGGGCAAGTTGCGCCCACAATTGCGACCGCGCTTGGTGGCCCGCTGGCAGGAATGGCCGTCAAGACGCTGTCCAATGCCCTCTTGGGACACGAGAACGGCACGTCAGAAGACGTCGCCAGCGCCATGCAGTCGGCAACGCCAGAGCAACTATCTGATATCAAGAAAATTGACGCCGACTTCAGGGTCCGCATGAAGGAACTGGACATCGACCTTGAGCGCATCAGCTCCGGAGACCGCGACAGCGCCCGCAAGATGCAGATGCAGACGAACGACTGGATTCCTCGCATCCTCGCGTTGATTATCACAGTCGGCTTCTTCGGCATCCTCATCTGGATGCTCATCAACGGCATGCCTAAAAATGGCACTGAGGCCCTCTTGATGATGCTCGGCGCGCTGGGGACGGCTTGGACGGGCGTGGTAAACTTTTATTATGGGTCGTCGGCTGGATCGAAGGCCAAGACTGACGCAATGGCAGCAAAATCGGGAGACAAGTGATGGACTTCACGGGCGCAGCACGCAAAATTGAACCGTCTGAAATTGATCAGATTGCCAACGATCTGGGTGTGGAGCCCGCAGCCTTCCGCGCCGTCATTGCGGTTGAGGCGGCAGGATCTGGTTTCGACAAGGCTGGCCGCCCCAAGGCCCTCTTTGAACGCCACCACTTTTATAAGCATTTGAAAGACGCGCCGGGGCTTCGATCCAATGCTGAAGCGGAAGGACTAGCTTATCCCAAGTGGGGCACGAAGCCCTACCCGAAGGGGTCTGACGCCGTTTACGCAGAAATCGTTCGTGCTTGCGCTATCGACGAAGAAGCAGCACTGCTGTCAACTTCGTGGGGTCTGGGCCAGATCATGGGATCAAATTACAAGCTCGCGGGCTGCAATTCCGTCCACGAGATGGTGTCTGAGGCCTGCGAGAGCGAGGCGGGGCAGTTGCGTCAGATGGCGTCCTTCATCAAAAAGGCTGGCCTTCTGGACGAGCTTGTCGCCAAGAATTGGGCTGGATTTGCCAAGGGCTACAATGGCCCGCAGTACGCCAAGAACCAATACGACCAGAAGCTGGCCGCTGCCTATACGAAGTTTGCCTAACCGTGGTGTAGTCGGTCTGCCAAGATGGTACAGAACGCCTAACCGTGCTAAAATGCGTTGGAATTAGGAGACACTAGATGACAACGGGCCTTAGTTACGACGGAACCGTTGCTGGAACGACTAGTTACGTTCAGCAGATTGCCACTATGGCGGTCGTCGAATCAACTGACCCTGCGTTTCAGATCATCTTACCCCAAATGATCACCTATGCTGAAAACCGCATGTATCGCGACATTGACTTCATGTTCACGTCGACATCGCTGCACGGAGCCACATTCGTCCTGACTGTGGGTAGTCGAAATCTTTCTTTCAACATCAACCTGTCATCCAATAGCCTTTCATCTGAAGGCACATTTGTCGTAAGCGAGCAGATCAACCTTTTAACTGACGCTGCCGGTAATGCCTCGATCTCGACAGACCCAGACACTTGCGTGCGTGTTCCTCTTTTGCCGACGACGAAGGAGTTTCTCGACGCAGTCTACGGCTCGTCCCTGACCGCCAACCGTGGCAAGCCTCAGTACTTCGTCCCCTTCAACGAAACGCTGTTCTTTGTCGGTCCAGTACCCGACCAAGCGTACCCGGTCGAGGTCGTTGGTACGTACCGTCCTAATAGCCTCTCGCTGACGAACAAGACGACTTTCATCAGCCAGTACCTGCCCGACCTGTTTATCATGGCGTCCATGGTCTATGTCAGCGCGTACCAGCGCAATTTTGGCCGTGCTAACGACGACCCGCAAATGGCGATCACTTACGAGAGCCAGTATCAGGCTCTCCTTAAGAGCGCCGTGGTAGAGGAAGCCCGCAAGAAATTCGACGCTGCCGGGTGGTCGTCGCAGTCGCCCGCTACCATCGCCACCCCGACGAGGTAACGCATGCCCCACGCATCGTTTAAACTCATCCCGGGCGTTGACCAGAACAAGACGCCCACGCTTAACGAAGCGGCGATCTCGTATAGCCAGCTTATCCGGTTTATTCCCGATCGAACCCTTGGCGGTCTTGTCCAGAAGCTTGGTGGGTGGACCAAGTTTTATGGCAATGCTATCGGGTCGATTGTCCGCTGCCTTTGGGCGTGGGAAGACACCAACAACAACAGTTATCTGGCGGTGGGTGCGGAAGGAATTAGCCCCATCGTTGTGACAGGTGCCAGTGGTAACGGCACTAACGCTACCCTCACCCATACCACACCATTTCAATTCGTAGAGGGTAACGGCATCACGGTGAGCGGCGTTGTTCCGTCGGGTTACAACGGGCAATTTACCGTTGTCTCGTCGACCACCACCAGCGTTACTTATGCCAATACCACTACGGCGGCATATACTTCCGGCGGCGCAATCGCTGGCGGTGGAATGGCTTTGGAAATCATAGTTAGCGGCAGCGCATCGGATATCACCCCGCAAAGCTCCACGTACGACGTGGTCGTTAATTTCCAGACCACTGCTGGTAGCAATGCGGTGTTGGTAACAGACACTGGCCGAAACATTGACGGTTATGATTCGGTAAACATCATTACCCCGGTGGCCGTGGGCGGCATCGTGCTGTTTGGTCAGTACCAGTGTTACAACGTTGGCGGTTCGGCCAACACTTACACCATCTACGCAACTAATATATTGGGCGACCCGGATTTGGCGGTTTTTACTACCACCACTACCCCGTTGGCGGTGACTGGAGCATCGGGTACTGGTACAGTTGCCACCATTACGTTCGGCGGGGCATATGTTTTCCCGATTGGTAGTGTTGTCACCGTTTTAAGCGTTAATCCGGCTGGATATAATGGGAAATACGTTGTTACCACATCCGGTGCGGGTACGGTGTCTTTTGCCAGCACCACCACTGCGGCTTATGTGAGCGGTGGCAACGTTTCGAACAACGGTGTGGTGCCGCTTTTTACCGCAACGAACACTAGCAGTTCGGTTGCGGTGTTGCTTCCTAACCACAGACTGTTCGTTGGTGACACTTTCCCAATACTCATCGTTACACCCGTTGGTGGTATAACTCTAAGCGGTAATTACGTAGTAAACAGAGTAGTATCCGCTAATTTATTCGACATTTCGGCAAACAATTCAGCTTCGTCCACGGCTAGTGTTTACGAAAACAGCGGGTTCGTTCGCTTTTTATACTGGAATGGTCTCGGCCCCGCAGCGGTTGGCACTGGATACGGCATTGGTCCATATGGTTACGGCGGGTACGGTACTGGTTCTCCCCCAGCCGTTAACAGTGGAACCGCCATTCAAGCGGTCGACTGGACGCTGGACAACTGGGGGCAAATCCTAATATCGTGCCCTCTAAACGGTCCGATTTTTGAATGGGACCCAACCAGCGGTGACAAAACGTCGCTTATTATTCCGAGTGCTCCTTCAGTTAGTGAAGGAATATTCGTCGCGATGCCCCAGCGGCAGATCATTGCTTGGGGAAGTACGTTCAATGGTATTAAAGACCCACTGCTCATTCGTTGGTGCGATGTTAACGATTACTCTTCGTGGACCGCAACAATCACCAATCAGGCGGGTTCTTACCGCATACCCAAAGGGTCACGCATTATTCAGTGCATCCAAGCCGGTCAGCAAGCCATACTGTGGACCGACATTGGCGTTTGGGCCATGCAATACGTTGGTCCCCCTTACGTCTACCAGTTCAACGAGCTGGGCAATGGGTGCGGTCTTATTGGTCGCAAAGCGGCGGCATCGGTTGGTGGCGTAGTGTACTGGATGGGTCCCAGCCAGTTTTACCGATTGGCCGGTAATGGTGTCGAACCCATTCGTTGCCCGGTCTGGGACGTTATCTTCCAGGACCTCGACACCAACAACGTCGACAAAATCCGCGTTGCCCCGAACAGCCGGTTTGGCGAGATCTCGTGGTATTACCCCACTAGCGGTAACGGTGGCGAAATTCACAATTACGTGAAGTACAACATCGTACTGGACCAGTGGGACTTTGGCGAGCTTGCCCGAACCGCATGGATTAACGAGTCCGTCCTTGGCCCGCCAATTGGAGCGGCCCCCAACACGTACTTGTTTCAGCACGAGACTTCGCCTAACGATGATGGCAACGCGATGGTCTCGTCGTTTCAGACGGGTTATTTCGTCCTGAACGAAGCCGACAGTAAGATGTTCGTCGACCAAGTGTGGCCGGATATGAAGTGGGGGTACTATGGTGGTGTTCAAAACGCCAACGTACTCCTCACTTTCTACGTAGCCGACTACCCCGGACAGACCCCGGTGGCGTACGGGCCATTCACGCTTACTCAGGCGGTTGACTACGTTACCCCGCGATTTAGGGGGCGGTTGGTGTCAATCAAAATGGAGAGCAACGACATCAACTCGTTTTGGCGTATCGGCAACACCCGATATAGATTCCAACCAGACGGGAAGTTCTAATGGCTAGTCTTGACGACATTCTAACAGTCCAAAAGAACGGTGTTGTAGCTATCAACACGCTGGGCCAAGCGACACTGCGGGGTTTTGGTACGGCGACGTCGTCCACAGTCACCGCAGCAACGCTCATCGCGACTGGTAAAGGATATCTCGTAAGTGTTACCGTCGTGGTTGCGGGCAGCGCCTCTGGGCTGGTTTCTAACTACACGGAAACGGGGTCAATTCCGGCGGCAACCGCATTAATGGCCACACCAACCACACTGGGCGTCTACCGTGCTGGTCAAGTGTTCACGAACGGCCTCGTCGTCACGCCCGGTACTGGGCAGTCCATCAACGTTACCTACTCGCTGGGATAAGCCATGCCGCTCAAGAAGGGTAGTTCTCAGAAGGCAATCAGCTCCAATATTAGCGAGTTGGTGCACACTGGCCGTCCACAGAATCAGGCGGTTGCCATTGCACTGAACGTGGCCCGCGAACACAAAAAGATGGGTGGCCAGACCATTACCACCACTACGCCCGGGAAAGTCACCCCCCATGTGGGTCCAATTCAGTCCCATGTTGCGGGTCGCACTGACCATTTGCCCATGCACGTGAAGTCCGGTTCCTACGTGATTCCGGCGGACATTATTTCCGCAATGGGAGAGGGTAACACGATGGCGGGGTTCAAATCCGCCAAGATCGTGTTCGGCGGCACCCCGTATGGCCAAAAGAAAGGCGCATACAGCCAGCCATCTTCTCCCTATGGTGCGGACATGCCACGTAAAGCGGCGGGTGGGCAGATCGACGAACCGTTGGTGCCCATTATTGCGGCTGGTGGCGAGTATGTGATATCACCGGAGGAAGTAATTAGTGTGGGCGGTGGAGACCTTGACTACGGTCACCAAGTGCTGGACTCTTTCGTTAAGAAGATGAGAGCTAAAACCATCAAGACTCTTAAGAAGCTGCCCGGTCCCAAAAAGGATTAAAAATGTCCGACGAAATCAAAGTACGGTTGGCGACCCCGGAAGACGAAAACGCACTGCTCGATTTGGCTATCCGTGCATGGCACGAAAATGGCATTATGGACGTTAACCCCGAAAAAATGCGCGGAATGATCAAACCCGCGCTGTACTTGTGGCAGGGGTTGTGCGGTATTATCGGGGAGTGCGGAAAGCCGATCGAGGGGGCGGTACTTCTGCGAATGTCTCAAATGTGGTATAGTGATGACTGGATACTGGAAGAAAAGGCGGTGTTTGTAGACCCGAATTTTCGCCACAAAGCAGAACGTTCCAGCCAATCCGTTGGTCACGCCCGTCGCCTAGTCGAGTTTTCCAAGCAAGTATCAGACAGCCTTAACGTTCCCCTAGTTATTGGGGTGTTGTCTAACACTAGGACTAAGGCCAAAGTGAGACTTTACGAGCGGCAATTTGGCGAACCCGCTGGGGCCTTCTTCCTGTATGGTGTAAAGACGGGTCACGAGACGTCGACGGAGCATTGATATGAGCGGTGGTGGTAAGAGCGGCACAACAACCCAACAGGTGACGATCCCGCCAGACGTTTTGGCGAGATACAATTCCGTCAACGCTCGTGCGGAAAACGTTGCTCAACAGGGCTTCCAACAATATGGAAATACCCCCGACGCGTTTGTTGCGCCGCTCAACCCCACTCAGACGGCGGGTATTGCCAACACCAATGCGGCAGCCACTGGTTCTCAGCCATACTTCGGTGCCGCCACTGGGTTGACAATGTCCGGCATTCAGGACGTTGGTCCCCTGACGCAAGGGCAGATTGGGTATTACCAGAACCCGTTTACGCAGTCCGTCGTCAACCCCACATTGCAAGCCCTTCGGCAACAGCAGGGTCAGGACCAAAATGCACTGCTTGGTAAACAAGCGATGTCCGGGGCTTTTGGTGGCGATCGCGCTGGACTGGAGCGGGCCAACTTGTACCGCCAACAGGAACTAGGCACTGCTCAGGCCATTGCACCGCTGTACCAGCAGGGGTACCAACAGGCGGTTACTACAGCCGCCGGTCAGCAGGGCGTTCAAGCCGCAGACTTGGCTCGTCGTATGCAGGGCGGTCAGCAGATCGCCGGTATTGGGCAAGCGGTGCAGGGAGCTGGTCTTCAGGGAGCACAGGCTCAGCTCGCAGCGGGCCAGACCCAGCAGCAGACTGAACAGGCGGGCAAACAGGCTCTTTATAACCAGTTCCTGCAGCAGCAAGGTTACCCATTTCAGGTCGCGCAGTTCTTGGCGAACATCGCCATGGGTACTGGTTCGCTGTCCGGATCGACTACTACAACGGAAGCCCCGACTGGGTTCTTTTCGGACGAGCGCGACAAGACCAACGTCGATTATCTCGGCAAGGGTCAGTACGCTTACGACTACAAGTCGGACGTTGACCGGGCGGAGAAGGATGGCACTCCAATGCCTCCCAAGCGCGTCGGCCCCATGGCTCAAGATATCGAAAAAGAACAGCCGGGACTGGTTGCCGACATCAACGGCCACAAGGTAGTCCGTGGCCCAGACAGCGAAGGTGGTGCGGTCATTCCAGAGCGCGCTGGCCTTGGATTCGCTATTGGCGGTAGTGCGGGATTTGACCAAGACATGATCAAGCAGATCATGGCTAATCAGGCCGGGATGTATTCCGGGATGTATGGTCAAGAGGGGGCTCCTCGGGGCCTTAAAGGCACACCGGGGGTTGGTGGCGGTCGAGTGCCAACGGCTAATCTGCCGGTTGGGAAAATCGCCACGGCGGGTTCTGTACCGCAACAACAATCGTCGGGACTTTCGCAAGCAGCGCAGACCGGCCAGAACATTTCGAACCTCCTCCAAATGGGGTCGAAGGCAAAGGAAGCACTTACTTCTAACCCGTCTAAGCCTTCCCTACCCGACCGGACGATTGGCGAGGGGGATGCTAGGCATGTTGTTAACCCCGGCGAAGCCACTGGTTACGCGAAAGAAACCGTCGTCGGCGGAAAAATCGACGGCGAAGAAGCCGAACGCATGATTTCGGCCCGTGGTGGTCGTATTCACAAATTGTATGGTGGTCCGGCGGACATTGCTTCTCCCCAAGGCCTATACTCGCCGATTGGCTCGGGAATTGATATCCCGGACGAGAAGAACAAATACGAGCTTAAAACGGCAGCAAACGCTGGTAAGATCGACCCCAACCCGGGCATCAAGGACCTGTCCTCTGCGGTAACCACCGCCAAGAACACGTACGGCACGTACAAAATGGCCGACAAGGCCAAGAACTTCATTGCGGGACTGGGCGAAAAGGACGCAGCCGCTACCACTGAGGGTCTTGGTGCGGGTACCCCCGGTGTAGAAGCAGCTAAGGATGTTCCCCTTCCACCGGCTCGCCCGGAGGGTCTTGGTGCTGGGGCCACAGACACTGCGGCTGCTGGTACTCCAGCTGCTGAAGGTCTTGCCGGTGGTACAGAAGCCGCTACTGCGGAAGCTGCAGCCACTGCAGCAGCTGAAGAAGCTGCCACCACAGCTGCTACTGAAGCCGCCACCACTGCCGCCGCTGAAGCCGCCGCTACCACTGCAGCCGAAGTTGCCGCCGCAGCCGCCGCTGAAGAAGCCGCCGCCGCTGCAGCAATGATTTTGCTTGTGAAACGTGGTGGTCGCACCAATAGCCCCACTCGCAAGCACTTCAAGGCGGGTGGTCTTGGTCTGGCTGACATCGTTGACCCAGAGGCGGTAAAAGCCAGCGACCCGGGCCTTGGGGCGCTGGTTCGCGGAGAAGACGTTCCCGTAGAAGAGAAGCCAAAAGCTCTGCAGCTGGCTGAAGTCAAGCCAACTGGTCTGTCGGACGAAACGCGCGCTCCGCCACCCACAGCTAACTTCGGTACGTCGCTTAGCCGTGTGTTCAAGGAAGAGGGCGGGCTTAACGAGCGCGACACGAACGGCCAGCCGTCGCTGTACGGCATTAATGCCAAATATCACCCCGACTTCTTTAAGAACCCGACACGAGAGGCTGCGGCTAAAATCTACAAGTCGGACTATTGGGATGCGATCGGTGCGGATCAAATGCCCGCGCCACTCGCCCATGTGGCGTTCGACACCGCAGTTATTGCCGGTCCTAAAAAGGCCAAAGACCTCATTGCGGCTTCGGGCGGGGATCCGGCCAAGCTGTTGGCCCTGCGTCAGGATTTCCAAAATTCCCTGATCGAGGCTAACCCCGGCAAGTACGGCGACTACAGGAAAACTTGGAACAACCGCATTGCTAACCTGTCCGACGACATCGCCAAAATGTCCGAAGGCAAAGACATTAATTTGGGTGGGGCGAGGCGGGCAACAGCACCCCCGTCGGCAGGTGAAACGGCACCGGTCCGTGTTACCACTGGAACGAGCGTTGCAACCCCGGGCCTTGGCGGTGCTGGCCAAGGCAATCTCGATGCATATGCCGCACCTTTCCGCAACACCATTGGCAAATTGGTGGGCGACAACGAGGCCCTGAAGAGCGAGAATTTCTGGGTCCCCATGCTGGCGGGTATCGGGTCGATGCTGGCGTCGAACCGAATCACTCTAGGCGGTGCGATCGGCGAAGGCTTGGTCGGTGGTACGGCGGCATATACCGGTCTGCAGAAGCAGCAAGCCGACATTGGTAGGATCAAGGCGGACACTGAGAAAGTGTTCACCGACATGGTCGACAGCAGCTTCAAGACCGTCAATGGTGTCACTTACATCCGTTACCGCAAGCCCGACGGTACATTCGACTGGATGATGTACGGCGACTATCTGGGTATGCCAGTTAAACCCCCGGTTGATCCCCGCTACGAATCGGTCGTAAACCAACTGTCCAAGTATGGTGTTACCCCCGGTACCCCGGGTGCCGCCCAAGCCGTTGTGAACGCCGGGGAGGCCAATCGTGGCGGCGCGGGTACACCAGTAGCTGGTGGCACCACGACTGGCGCGGTGACGGCCAAGCCAGCCACGGGAGCGGCCACGACTAGTGCGGTTGAGCCAGTCAAGCCAGCAACGGGTGCGGCTGAACCAGCCAAGCCAGCCGTTGTTTCTACTGTTCCCACGGCGGTGGGTCTTTCTCCTGAGCTTATTGCACAGGCCAAAGATGCCACTAAGCGGTACACTTATGCGGGTGAAGTAGAACGCACTGCTGCAAAAGACCCCAAGAACGACTACTTTAATATGCAGCAGGGTCGTGCTACGGGTGCTCAGTCCCAGATGCAGCAGATCGTTCCTCTCATGGGCGCGTTTGCATCACTTCCAAAGGACAAGAGCATTGCGGCTTCGGGCCGTTTGCAGGAGTTCGCGCAGCCGATCATTGGTACTCTTTCTAACTTGGCCGCAATGGCTGGCAGACCGGATCTTGTTATTAACCCCGAGATCCTTACATCTCAAAACGAAGTTGAAAAGCTGGTTAACCAGTTGCAGCAGAGCCGACTGGACGCTTCGCAATTGAGGGCGGTCGAAGCGTTCAAGGCAATGGCCCAAGGCGTTCCTAGCCTTATGACCAGTCCGGGCGGTCAAGGGGCGCTGATGGCGCAGCTCATGACCAACGCTAGGCGCGAAATCGACAAGGACAAGTTCTTTGCCGACTGGAAAAAAGCCGGTGTTGGCGACAACATGGGTATGACCGATTTTGCGGCGTTGACTGGTCGCGAAGCCAATCGAGCATTTGACAACACATTCAAGGAAGAGTTCTACGCTCGCGACCGCAAATCGATCGAGAACACTTTCAAGGACGTGATTAAGGAAATTAAGAGCCCGACCACCGGCCAACCCATAACAGTTGCTGAATACTTGGCGAGGAGCGGTGCCAAAATCACTCCTGACCAGAAAAAAGCTATTACTGCGAAGTATGGCCCCAACATTCTTGGTTACTACGGCATTTCGGAATAGGGTGATCCATGGCCGACAGTTTCACCATCGTTAGTCCCGTAGAAAGCGAAGAGCAAGCGCCGGATGGGTTCTCTATCGTAACGCCTGAGGCGGTGGCACAGGAAGCTCCGCCCCCGCGCACTTGGGCGGACACTGCCGCTGGTCTGGCCAAAACCGCTAAGAGCGAAATAGCGCGCAGCGCCCCAGCAGTGCTTGGCATTCCGGGCAGCGTCGAGACGTTTGCGGTAAAGGACCTTCCTACGTTTGCTAGAAACGTTGGCACTTCGGTTGCCGAAAGCATGGACTACGTTTCCCCCAAGGAAGCAGAAGAAATCAAGGCCAAGCCGCTCCCTTGGATACGCGATGCTGGTGTGGTCAAAGAGGGTTACGCTGCGCCCTTTACATCTTTGCCCACATTCAAGGGCATTAAGAAGGGGGCGGGCGAATTATACGAAGCCGCCGGTCGCCCAGATTTAACGTACGAGCCCCAGACTGGCCCCGAGAAAGTTCTGGCGGCGGGCATTGAAGGTGCAATTCAGTCTGTCCCGGGCCGTGTGGCCACGATACCCGGACGCGTTATGTCTGGTGCAGGTGCCGCTGCCGCTGGCGAAACCGCAGGTCTGGCCACGGAGGGACAGCCAAACGAGGGGTTCTGGAGACTAGCGTCTGCCCTTGGTGGCGGTTATGCCGGATCCAAATTGGCGAACGCCATGCTTCCGGCGTCGGTCGGTCGCGACCAGATCGCCAGTTCTCTTGCGGAGGATTTCCGTAAGGGCGAGGGTGCCATGACATGGGAGCAGGTCCAAGCGGCGCTAAAGGATGGCACACCTGTCACCCTCGTCGACATGGCCGGTCCCAAGACCCTCACGCTTTTGTCCAAGATGGGCAATATGTCGCCGTCTACCCAGACGCGGGTGGGGGTGTTCAACAAGCACTTGACTGAGCGTTCGGTAGAAGCCGGTAGTCGCGCTGGTGAAACGGTCCGCGAGGCTATGGGTGTTGCAAAGCTGGACGCCGACGCTCTACAGCAAGCCAATATGGCATCCGGCAAGACTACCCGCGACACTCTGTGGAGTGCTGTGGAGGGATCGCCAGCTGCTAATTCCATAGGCTTGCGCGACACCAAGCTATTGGACAGCCGCTCATTTCAGGAAGCAGTCGATCGTGCGGTTGGACGCGCCGCCGACCTTCCGGATAGCTTTAACATTAGACCGCCATACATGAATCCCGGTAGGGCTGGTGTAGAGGACAGGTGGGAGCAGACCCCGCAGGGGTTTAAGAAAGTTCCCGGACAGGCGGAAATTCCCCCCGAGACTATTCCGGGGAATCTGCCGTTTTATCACCAAGTCGATCGCGAACTCGGTGCAATGATCAACAAGGCGTACACTGGTGGCGATGCACAGCTCGCCGCTGGTTACAAAGCCACTCAAAACCGGCTTCGCGACGAGTTGGACCAAGCGCTCGTTGGTAACGGCAGCAAGAACAACTATCGCGATGTGGTGGGGGCCAGTCGCAAGACGTTCGTTGGGGAAGAGGCCCCACAGGCTGGTTACGAATTCGCGTCGTCGCTCATCAATAGCCGCAAGAACCCGTTCACTCGGGGCGATGTTCGCCGTGAATTCGATGCCATGGACGACGCTAATAAGCAGAACATCCGTCTGGGTGTTGCGGCTCGCATTCAGGATGGCGTCGAGAGTGGGCAGCTTGGTCATGTTGCCAAGAAATTCGCGACTGACGAAGGGTTCAAGCGCGACCTTATGCACGTTCTAGGACCGGAAGCCTACAACCGTGTTGCCGGGTCGGTAATGCGCGAGAACATCATCCACCAAGCGGACACCCTAAAATTCCTTGCCGAACGCGTTACCCCCGCAGGGGCGGGCATGACTGCTGCTGGCGTAGTGTCCGCTATCGACGTTATGAACGCCATTGTGCAGGGTGCCGGAACGGGTGCGTTGTCTAACCCAATCACTATGAAGCCGTTTTTGGCGGGTCTTGCGGCCATGGGTGTTAAGGCCGGTACATCATTTGCCGAACGCCGTGTGGCTGAAAAGACCCTTCCGTTGGCGTTGTCCAAAGACCCCAAGGACGTGGCGAGATTTGGCGAGCTGGTGAGCAATTACCCGCAAGTCATGGACATGTACAACCGTCTTACCGCTACGATGACACAGGCCATACAAAATGTGGCGGGTGGTCTAGACAAGCAGGACAAGGCGGGAACAAAGCCTAAGGAAGACAAAAAAGCCAAGCCCGGTCCCAGCATTTTTACCAAGAGAGACGGCGGCACCGTCAACCGCCAATTGGGCGGGCGTACGGGGAATCACGAGGCCGATGCCGACCGTCTTGTTGCTATGGCGGACCAAGCCCATAAGCAGAATAGCGCGCAGACTGAGCCTTTGATAAAATCCGACGATAACATGATCGCCAGAGCGCTAGAAATAGCCAACCGCCAGTACGAGGGCTAACATGGCCGACACAACCAACAAATCGCTTCAACGCCCTGCTAACGGATCGAACATCGACGTTTGGGACGTTCCGCTCAACGCTAACTTCACAACCATCGATCAGGCGTTTGGTGGATCCACTTCCCTTAACGCCACTGGTGTGACTGCGTACACACTGACTTCGTCTCAATGCGCGCCTTTGATCATCTCTGTGACCGGTGCTCAATCCGCAAGCGTTATATACACTATTCCCATTGGGATAGGCGGTCAATGGATTGTCTACAATGCGACAACCGACAGCGCTGGTGGGCCGTGGACCGTAACTATCGCATCTGGCGGTGGCGGGACGAGTGTTGCTATCCAGCGCAGTAAAGCCACGATTATTGTGAGCGACGGAACCAACATCAGGTCGGTGTACGCTGAAGCCGTGACTGCAACCCCGTCGTTTCCATCCGGCACGATCATGCTCTTTGTGCAGACCAGCGCCCCCACAGGCTGGACGAAAAGCACAACCCACGACAACAAGGCATTGCGTATCGTCAGCGGGGCAGCGAGCACTGGCGGGTCGGTTGCCTTCACAACAGCGTTTACGTCACAGGCCGTGGCGGGCACGGTCGGCAGCACTGTTCTGACAACAAGCCAAATTCCGTCCCACAGCCATACCACTCTCAGCGATGTGTACGGCGTAAGCGGCGGCGGGGCGCAAGTCATTTCAACAATTAGCGGGACAAGCGGTTCTAGGTCGGGCGTGACAGCCGTTGAGGGTGGCGGTCTTGGTCACACCCACACATTCACGGGGACCGCAATTAATCTGGCTGTCCAATACGTTGACGTCATCATCGCGACCAAGGACTAACAATGCAGCTTAAGAATGGCACGTTCTGCCCCTTGATCAAGAAGGAATGCGTGCAGCTCCAGTGCGCGTGGTTTACGCAATTGCGTGGCACACACCCGCAGACGGGCGCGGAAATTGACGAATGGATGTGCGCTATTTCGGCCATGCCCATGTTGCAGATTGAGGTTGCCAAGGAAGCCCGGCAGGGCGCTGCGGCGACCGAGAGTTTCCGAAACGAGATGGTGCGGGCGCAAGATGAACATAAAATAAAATCAGCCTTGAGGAACTTTTCGGATCCCACAAAGCTGATTGAGTAGTGCTAAAAGTTAAATGACATCTTTTGCTTGATAATGTCGGGATAGGCGTTTTTCTCTCGCCTTTCCGACTTTACGTACACGATATGGTAGTGGTCGGTGCACCACGACCGGTGCTCTTTTCCAGAGGGTCTGGCACAAAACAGCCCCGGCGAAACCACCCACCTGCACTCCCTGTCCTTAATATTCAGTATGTTTCGCGGACCCCTGTGATTGGGGTCTTTTGGCAACACGGGCTCGGGCTTACCGGGGGTCGGCCCCGTTTTTAGCATTGAGCTAGTCTTTCCGAATCTGGGTACAATAGAATCGGGAATCACTACCCTGTTGGGGGTAGCGGGTTTGGGCGCAATAACCACATCCCTCGACACCAATCCGGCCTTTTTGGCACGGTGCACGATCCCCATGACTTGGGACCGCGTGAACGTCATCTCTTTCGAGATGGTCCCGGACGAGTACCCATTGTTCCACATTTGGATGACTACGGCCTTGGTGTCCTCGTCAGATTTCATTTGCGTTGCCCCCCGTCTGGTATTGTGCGGACGCGATGTCGCGAACGGCTTGCTGAAGTTCAGTTAGGTTCGTGCGGTTGTCTATTGCCATGCGACCCGCGAGAGCAGCATAACCGCATTGATCCACATAGTGGTCCGTAACATTGGGGTTGCCGATCTTGGAACGGCTCATTTTGAGCAGCGCCATCAACTGGCATACGTCCGTCGGCGAAATGTTAATGCTCAAGTAAGATGACCACAGGTTCGCGCAATGCGAAAATTGCTCTTCAGCGGATCCGTGCGTACTGTTGCGCTCCGCAGTTACGCGAATAGCTTCGTTCAGGATATGTGCGTTGGTCGTTGTCATTTCTTTACCCTTTTCGACCTGTATAGTGTGTTGGCCCGAACCGTTACGTGGCCCTCGCTTCTTCGCCATTTTTCTGCGGTCTTTCTCATTTGCTCGATTTTGCCGATCGGGACCCATACGGCGACGAGCTTAAACCCTCGCTCCTTTTGAGTTTCTACGTATCTTTTCATTCGTTCAGACATTACTCTTCTCCATAACGGTCTTGACCAAGTCACTCTTGCTCTGGAGAGCTTTGATGATTTTGGATTCTAGCGGACTGCCCGCCATATCGTAGTAAATGACTTGGTCGGCGTTTTGCCCGTGGCGGTGGTTGCGGTCTTCGGCTTGTGTGCGGTCGATAAGGCTGTAAGTGTTCTCGACGAAGATCGTGGTGGAGCATGGCTGATTGGCGGTGCCAAGCAAAGTCAGTCCTTCTTTCGCCGTTGACGTCTGCGCAACGAGCACCCGGCGGTCGTCGTCGGAGTTAAACGCCCGCACGATCTCCCGCACGTCGTTGGGCTTCATACCGCCACGAATGACCAGCGGGTTAAAGTCTTTGAGCGATTTTTCCAACGTGTTAACAGTGTGCTGGTAGTGGGCGAACACAATGGCTTTTCCCATAATGTCTTCCATGGCGTCCACGACTGCACTGATCTTGGGATTTTTACCCTCGCAGAAATCGATCACTGCACCCTTGTCGTCGATCATGAACCCGGATGTCACTTGCTGCATCTTCATCAGTGCGGTGATTACCATCTGAGCGGTCACCTCCTGCCCCTCGTCCATCGCAAGGAATCGATCTTTGTAAATCTGGTTATACGCCAGCTTTTGCTTAGCATTCAGCTCGTAACCAAGGACTTGGTACACCTTGGGCGGCAGCGACGACATCCACTGCTTCTTTTTGGCTCTAAATGAGCAGCACTCCAGCAGATCCCGTAGTTCGTCTTCTCTTTGCGTCCCAATGATCTGCTTGCCCATCCACCCGCCCATGACACCGTAGCGGTTGCGAAACGTGTACGGCGATCGGTGCGAACCGTGCTTGTTAATGGCCCGCAATTGCGACCACAGGTCGACCACGTTGTTGGCGAGTGGCGTTCCCGTCATCACCCGTTTGACCGTGGCAAGGTCGAACAGGAAAACGATGGCCTTCGATGTCTTGGCTTTGAAGTTCTTAATACGATGGCTCTCGTCGCATACGCCGTAAAAGTTACGCTTCTTTAACGCGCCATAGATGGTGTCGAATGCGGTCGATATGACCTTCTCGTAATTGACCACCCACATTCCCACTTTCGGCGGCGGCTCGGGGTATATGGACACCTCGTATTCGAAGCCCATTTTCTCAGCCTCGGCCTTCCAATTGGCCCGCAGGTTATTGGGGCAAATCACGAAAAGAAGGTCAACGACACCCTTCTTCTCCATGTTCGTGAACTCCGCCATCACCGTGCCGGTCTTGCCCATGCCGGGGTCCATGAAAAACGCGTAACCAACGCTCTCGTCGGCCTTTTTAAGCGCTTCTGCCTGAACCGGCAGTGGAGACATCTTAAACGGCCAGCTCATATGGTGTCCTCCAACAGTATTGGCAACGCCGCTTGGTCCGTGCAAAAATACGAGAAGTGGGTGGCCCACACATCTTCCAGCATGGCGGCGTTCGCCGGTAGCTTTTGCCAACGGGACTTGAGCCTCTTCTTGGCTTCGTCGCGAACGATGTTGGCCCAAGTGTTACCCGACAGCAGCTCCTCCACCAGATAGCTGACCTCTTCAATAGCGTCGGCCACCGACACGATCGCCTTGACGTCGTGAGGGGCCGACGAGATGGCATTGACGACATCCAAGCCATATTTATCGGTCATCACCTTGTCGATGCGCTCCTTGGCCCGCTCCTTGTCCCACGCGACACGCTTTATAGGGCCGGGGATGTCGCCCGTGACCGTCTCGTCGGCGTCGTGGTAGAGAGCGTATCGCATCAGCTCCGCGTAATCGCCTTGCCAGCCGATCAGGCGGGCAACTTGGTCCGCGTAAAGCGTCACGTAGTAAGAGTGTTCGGCCAGATTCTGCTGGCGGTTCCGGCGCAGGATCACCCAGCGCGGGACATGTGCCATATCGCGCCAAGATGGTGCAAAGGGTTTATTCGGACTGCGCATGCTCTTTGCCTCCCCTAGCAACGAGGCCAGATCGATCGTCTCCACCGGAGGCCAAGATGTCGTAGATGAACATGCAGAAGTTTGCAACGTCGACGCATTCATTCATCACCTCATCTGTCGGCTCGTACTTAAGCGAGATTTCGAGTTCCCGCACTTCAGCTTGCAGCTTTTCGCGCAGGTACTCCAGCGGCAGGTGTCGCCACCCGCCGTATCCGTCTCGCTTTTGAAGCTTGCGCTCCATGGATTCGGCGAAAGATCTGACCTCGCCACGCATTAACGGATCGCCTTGTTAAGCTTCTCGCGGGCGTCGTTAACGCTCATGACATCGGTGGTGCAGGGGCCAAACGAGCACAGCACTTCAGGAGAGGTCCAGCTCCACTTGTGAACGTTGTCCATCTTAACGAGGATCTCGTCCAGATCGTAGCCACTCAACAGGTAATCGCAGAACCCCAGATGCACGATGTTGGGGCGAAGACGCGATATCGAATCGCGATACTGCATCGACGAGAAGTTAAATATGCGACGGATGCGCTTCGTTACCGTGGTACGTTCGGGTTCAATGTTCGGGAAGTCAAGCCACGAAAGCTCCTTCTGGTCGGGGTAAACGCCACCCGAGAACCCGATCGTCTTGCCATCGTCGTCCACGATGTTACCAACGCGGATAGGGAAGGTGCGGGCCGTCATCAACGTCTTGTACAAGTAGGACGGGTGAATACCCGCGTCCGACAGCGACTGGCTGACCGACACTTCACGTGATGTGCAGTGCGGGTGAAAACCGTTATTGACCGACAGGCCCATGCCCTGTGGCGTTTCCACCACAACAGCGAACCCCATCATCATGGCTTCGTTAAGCTCCATGGCATGAACGCGCAAACCCATCGCGTTAAGCTCGACCGCCATGTCCTTCGCAGTGACGCCTTCGCGCATGATCTTGCGGGCAAGAGCGCGACCAACACCCTTTTGTGTCGACGCAATCTGCGTGGCACCCGACGTCTTGGACTTTTCGTAGTCCTTGTCTTCCTGAGTGATTACTGCCGCATTGGGGTGAATCACTACCCGGATGGGTTCAACGCCCATGTCGCGCAATTCGTCGCGCAACACGTCAATGTCGATAATCGCACCAGCATTCAGATAAATGCTAGTTTCGGGGCGCATGACCGCCATGGTAGGCAGGTGGAAAGTGATGAACTTGCGGCCATCCGGCAAAACGGTAGTGTGGCCCGCATTAGGGGCGGCGTTCGTCGTGCAGATAACTGTCCGCCAGTTGACTTCGGCGCGCTCGCACTGGTAAGCGGCAGCGAGACCCTTGCCCGTGCTACCAAATTGTCCGTCGATCACGACCGACGCACTGCCGTGTTTGATGAAGTTAGACATCTTAATTCCTTACGGGGTTGTTGAGAAAGTCTTCTATCTGCCACCCAATGCCACGCTTCCTGTGGGGCAGTCTGTCTAGTCTGCACATCACTCGGGTGGCTTCAGGCACTGTGCGCAGCATGCACATCTCTTTTTCGTCTTCGATTGCGACCCAGACCTCTACACGGAGACCAGACTCTTCCATCACTTTCATGGTCTGGCGTTGCAGCGCCGTGGTGTTTACTTTGACCATGCCGTCTATGCCCATCTCTCCTCTCTTCACTTCGACAAGGATCACGTCGTACCCCGGAACCTTGATAATGAGGTCCGGTATACCACTCATGAAATGGTGGGACATCTTCATGGCGAAGACGTCCGTACGCAGCTTTCGCGCGTCGTCCATTATCTGATTTTGTATTTTAAGCTCGCTTGTCATCTGCGCATCCAATCATGTCGTTGACTAACTGTCAAGGTATGACACTATATCATGCCCTTTGCGGCCATGATCTTCTTCCACGAGTCTTCGCCGTAGGACGCCCATCCCCAGTCGGGACCCGAATCTTCCTCGATCTCGATTGGTACGCGGATCTCCGGGAAATCGCACATGATTTCCAGAGCATCACGATAAGCGCGCTCGCGATCGGGCGTGTACTGGATGTCCAAGCTGTCGTGAACGTTGTTGAGCATGTCGATGCCACCCACCGACCGGCACATCTCGTCGATGCGAACCATGGACACCTTGATCATATCCGCATTCGAACACTGCAGCAGCCGATTGACCGCCTTGTATTCGAACCCGGGCGCTTGGAGACGAGAGCGTCGTCCAAGAATGGACCGCACGAACCCCCGGACTTTGAGGACGTTTGCGGCTTCTGCCTGAAGCACCTTGATTTCCGGCATGGACTTGAAGTATTGGTTCACGATCGCCATGGCTTCGTCCATCGGCTTGCCCAGCATCGACGCTGCCTTCTTCGCCCCCGCACCGGTCAGCAGCGCTTGGTTAAGGCGCTTGCCCGATTGGCGGTCAATGTTCGCCGCTAACGCGACGGCGGTGTGGGCGTCGACGGATGGCTGCTTGGTGTATCCATCCACGAGGACCTTGCACCCACTATAGTGGGCGAGGAGACGGGGTTCGCACTGGCTGTAGTCCGCCGACCCCCATATCATGCCCTCGTCGGGCAAGAAAATGGATCTAAAGAGCACACCGACGTCCTCGTCGCGCTTGGGCACCTGCTGCAAGTTGGGATTGGAAGACGATAGTCTCCCGGTTACCGTGCCGAACTCGTCGCCACGAAGCTGGTTAAACGATGCGTGTACGCGTCCCTTGTATAGGTGCCGGTCGATCATTGGGTCAATGAACGCTTCGAGCATACGCTTGGCTTTGCGCACAGTGATCACCTTGCGGCCAATCTCCGTGGTGCGCAGATATTCTTCCGGAAAAGATGGCTTTCCAGTCGGGGTCAGGGGCCACCCACTTTCGCCGTGCTTTTCGTGAAGCTTGAAGATCTGGAGGGGCGAATTAACATTGATCTCTTCGCCCAGCGTCTCTTGGGCCTTGGCCAGCGTCTCGCCCATAACTTCGCGGAGCCTATGGACGCGATTAACATCGATCTTGATGCCGCGCATGGTCATGCGGTTCAGAACCGGTATGACTTTGCACTCGATCTCGTGCACCTTATTAAGGTCCTGCTCTTCTATGTGCTTGGTCTGCTCCACCCACAGCTGCCAAGTGGTGGTGCCATCACCGACGGCGTATTCGACCGCAACAGGGTCGTTCGCTGGGAGACGCCAATACTCGCCCATGTAGTTGCGGCCAAAGCTCTCTTGGAAGAACTCCTCGATATGGGCCTTGATTTCCGTAGCCTTCTTGGACTGGACACCGGCTTCGTCGGCGCAGCTTTCGAGCGAAAATGACCGGCGAAATTCGTCGAGCAAAGCGGCGTTGATCATAGTGTCTTCGAACGAACCGTTCAGCTCGATGCCTTCGGCGTGAAGGAATGCTAGATCGAATGCCAGATTATGGCCAATCCAGTGGCGCGGCTTGTCTTGGTGGGACAGAACCATTTCGCGAACGCGATCGGCGTCGTAATTGGGGCCAGATGCATGCCGCACTGGTAAATAAAACGTGTCACCGGCAAGCGGACCAAATGTGAACACGTACCCCACAATGCGGTTCTTCTTCCAATCGAGCCCGTTCGTCTCGACGTCCACTACCACAATGGCTGCTTTGGATATACGGGTGGACACAATATCAATCAACGACATCTCGTGTTCTTTCTGGTTAAGAGAAAACCCCGGGAGACTCTACGCTCCCGGGGTTCGGTAGTGGGTAGTCCATCAAAGGCGGAGGTGCCATTCTACCCACTATCTAGGCTTAGTACTCTGTCGTGGCAACGATGGAGTCTCCACCACCGTGATCAGAGTCTTCGGCCATACCGTAAAGGCCAGTTTCGCGAACGCGAGAGTGGATGGCCTTGCAACCAGTGTACACTTCGAAGTCATCATTGATGCCAGCGAAGCTGAACGACGGTATGAGGTGCTTCTTGCCATTCTTGGCGGTGGTGGCGGTCGATGTGAGCTTGTATTTCAAAGCAAACGAGGGACCACCCGCTCCACGAAACGCGATGTTGTCGCGCATCTTGCCACCAACCGGGAAGGCCGACTTGCTGAAGGTGAACACACCAAACGCATGGGGGCCAACTTCGGGCAACACGAACAGGAAGTTCAGGGTCTCCTTGCCCGGAGGCGGTGGGTTACCCTTGGGCCAATGGGTAAGCTTGCTTTCGGCAATCGAACCCTTAGTGTCCCAGACTTCCTTACCGGACTGGGTCACGACCTCGAACTTGGTGTTCGAAGGCTCCCAGACCCAGACGTCCTTTTCGTTCTTGCGACCGCGAGCCAATGGGGCACCATTGTCACCCGACGGGTCCCAAAGGGTGTATCCGGTCTCCGCATAAACCGGCACCACGGTGACCTCGTCGCCAAGATCGCCCAGCTCCTTGTGGTAGAAGTTACCGGGCTTGGCTTCGCCGTTCGTAACTGGCGAACTGGTCGGATGCATGAGCGAGATGCGGGGCAGGGTGGCGGAAGAGCGATCAACGCCTTCCATACCCAGTCCGGCGTCTTCGCGCATGAAGTCCGGGAGGACGACCACCGCGTTATCTTCACTGACTTTAGCGACTGCTGTTGACTTTGCCATTGTGCAACTCTCTTTGCTTTTCAACGTGACTTGGGGGACGTTTACAACCCGATCCGCCCCCAAAACAGATCAGGTATTCTTGGACGAAGAGCGGGTGACGCGGTACTTGTGCAGGATGTTCAACTTGAACACATCCTCTGGCACCACCACACCGTCCTTCATGATTCCTTTCATCGTGGCCTTCAAAGTGGACGCGTTAACAGTCGACTGAATGATGTCGCTGTAACCGTTCGCTTCGAGCCAGTCGTATGCCTCGATCTTGCGATCGGCGGGGATGCTGACCGACAGGTCGTCGGCCATCGTCACCGTGTACCCGTTGAGCGTCTTCACCGTGTCCACCGACGCGTCACGAAAGAGGGGAGGGAGCACGTGAAAGACGAACCCCTCCTTCATGTGGTACACCCGCAAACGCAAATCCTCGATCCGGGTCATCAGGTCGAGAAGGTCCTTGTAGTAAGTGGCTGCGGGGGCCAGAACCGACCGTGGTCCCATCCCGCGCATGTCGTCGAGCATCGAGTCCGCTCTGATGAGCAGGTCGTTGATGTCCTCAATCCGGGCTTGTGCGTCTTTCAGCTCTTCAATGTCTGGGGGCATCGTGTCCATTTTCATCTCCTTTGATCCACCACTCGTCGATAGCGTGGAAAATGTACTTCTCAGTCTTGCGGTTGTACCGACCGACGGTGACTTTTTCGTGGTCGGCCAGATAGTAGATTATCATCGCGAAGATCAACGGGTCACCATAGTCCAGCACCACGTCGGTGTCGGAGTCGAAAGTGTCCATTACCTTGTTGATCTTACTCTTAAAGATAGCCGCAGTCTCTTCGTCCTCCACAATGCCGTCGTACATAGGGGTCGGGCAGACTACCACCACTTCGTCAGCCAGCTCGTCTAGCATGCTGTCGAAGCGCCCGACTGGATTGGCGATGAACATCTTGCGGTATTTTACCATCAGAACATGATCTCGTCGTCAATGTCGACCTTGGCGTTATTCACCACCGGGATGTCGCTCTTTTCAGTAAATGCGAGGGACACCATACGAACACCGCCCTTGGTGGTCTTGTTCCACCCGGCGACCTTGTAGTCGATGCCACCAATGCGGCATGTACCCGACACATCGGGCTGACTGTCTTTCTGCTTGTACTCGTTCTTGAACAGAGCACCCGTCAGATCTTTATTTTCAAATCCGGCCATCTCACTTATCCTCATCGCTGGTAGGTTCGTTTTCCATAGATATCGTGGCATTGACCCAATCCACGACATCTTGCTCCGTCCATATCGCCCACACTCCATCTGTGGGGCGATTCTTCATAAAGCACCATGTCACCCAAAGCTTGGGATTCGTCATGGCGCAGGACTCGTTAACATCTGCTGGATGGTTTGCGACGTCAAGGCACGAGTGCCACGGCGAAAACATGGGAAGCTCCAATTGCGTGTTCATCTTTATCTCCTGTCTACATCCGCACCATAACACGCTGACGATATACCCGTCAAGTGTTGACGGAATCACAGCATCATCATAACAAGAATCAACGCCACAATGGGCACTCCGAATAACAGGAAGACGTTTGCGATAACGTCTGCAACGAAGTGTTTAACGCATATCATTTCACGGTCTCCATAGTGGTCGCACCACCAACGGCCTCTGTGCTGCCGCCAACTGCTCTTTCAGATCAGCGATTTTGTCGGTGGCTTGTTTAAGGTATACAACAAGTTGACGATTGTCCGCTTCGGTCGTTTTCAGCGCATTGGCCAAGTTACGAATGTCTTCCTTTTTCACTGGCCACGTCTGCCACGGGTCCATGTTCATTGCGTACAAGTCAATCATTGAAGAAGTCCTTCCAAGCCATGCGACAAATGACTGCCGCCGCAACCCAAACCATGATCACAAACGGGATAGCAAAAGCTATATAAATTAATTCAACCACCTTCTCTCTCCTTCAGTTGACGCCGCAGATCATCGCCGGTCATTAAACAGGCTCCACAGCAGTGCCACTATTATCGCGATCATCACCACGCCCGTCAACCACATCGCCAGTATGGTCAGCCCGGATAACAGTATCTCCATCATGATTTAACTCCATCAGTTGACGCCGTAGTTCATTCCGCTGGTGTCGGACCCGCTCCAGCTTGCGGCGTAGGTTTTCAGAATAACTTCTAGAGCTGGCTAATTGGCGCTCCAGATACTCGATGTGCGCAGCGGCCATGAGCGATGCTTTGCACCCGTCGTCGGCAGCCAACGCCCGCAAGGCTGCTTTGTGGTCAATCATTGCGAGGTCTCCCGTTCTTGCGCGGCGGGGCACCATTGCGCCTCGCGATCTGCCGGATGGTGCTTTCGGAGTTAAACCCGAACAACCGCATGATGTCGGTGATCTTTTTTCCCGCAACATAGTGCGCTGTGATGAGCTTGTCGCGTTTCTCCATTTCGCTCATTTTGGTGGCTCCGGTAGCAGCATCCAATGGGTGGCTTGGATTTCATAAGCACAGCACCCGCACCCGTTTGAATGAGGGTAAAAATCAGGGTCTACGCACCACGCTTGCTTTCCATCCCATACCAGAAACGATGCTTGTCCGTTCCTCCATGTCTCTTCGTTGTAGACAGGCTTTGGTGCGGTTTCTATCGGCTGCCATTCAGTCATTTTGTCTTCTCCCCTTCAAGCGCAGTGCGGGCAATCTTCCCATAGTCTCCAACAAAAACCGTCTCCCCGGTGAACGCATCTTTTTGAATGATTTCCAGCAATGCCGCCCGCAGCCGATCAATCTCAGCCATCATTTCGTTTAGACCAATTTCCACACAGTCCGTGCCAAGGTAAATCTCTTGCTCCCCGTGAAAACGAACGCCGTAGACATGGTGCCCGAAACTGTCGTCCAGCCAATCGGCCATCTTAATGTCACCCGTGAAGGGGTGCCGCGTCGGTGCGCTGTAGTTGCTCATAAGCCATGCCCCTCTTCCACGTCGATCTCGACCTTCACGAAAGCAAGGCAGTCGTGCCCAACCGGACTATTCTCAAGACAGAGCCAAGTGCCCCCATTTGGGTACAAAGACAGCCACATCGTACGCTGTATGCGGGGCTTCACTTCGATGAGGTCATTAGACCCTTCATAAACTGACTGAATGCCGTCTTTCGGCCAATGGCTCACGACCCATCCAGTCTGGCTCTTGACCGCGCCGTGGACAGGACGCGGCTCGTCCCCATCGACGGCATAAATGCGGACTTCGCGACCGTTGCGTGTGCAGTATTTCTTATTGATGTCGATCACAGTCCCTCTCCTTCTTCGCAGTCGATCTCGACTTTCACGCAAGCGAGGCGACCACGGTCAGCACATTTATCAGCGTCTTCTTTTGACGGGTGGCCCAAAGTAATACGCCCGTCGATATAAAGATTTACCCACACCATCCGCTTGATGCGGGGCTTCACTTCGATCAGGTCGTAATCCCCGATAGATAGAAAATGAGCGCCGCCCTCCTCCCAACATGAGAAAATCCATCCGGTCTGGCTTTTGTGTGCGCCGTGGACACAGCGCGGCATATTCCCATCCGTTGCATAGATGCGAACCTCGCGCCCATCGCGTGTGCGGTATTTCTTATTGATATCAATCATCTCATTTCCTCCCGAATGTCACGTTCTTCTCGGCGCGGATGTCTTGATTGCGCCACGTCCAGCACTCGCCGCTGTCCTGAAAGACCACCCAGCACAGGTCGTGCTCGGCCCCGTAGTCGATCAGGACATGGGCCAAGCCCTTCCCCTGCGGCGTCACCACAGGCAGGGGCGGATCAAGTCGCAGCATCATCGGACGCCTCCCCTGCAAGCGCGGCGCGAATGATTACACAAGTGCAGTTAAGGCCTGCGCACCACTGATCTTTTCTTGCGTATGGACATTTTTGCATGACTTGCTCCAGCGCCGCCCGCAGCCGGTTGATCTCGTCAACCAAACCGCGCAGCTCGTTTTTGTCCACCGGCCACGTCGGCCACGGGTCTGCGTCCATCGCATCAATATCAACCATTGGTCCTCTCCCCTTCCAGCGCAACGCGGGCGATCAGCACCGCTTCTTCGTGACCATCAGCGCAGTAGACCTTCCCGCACGGCGCGTGCGAGATGCGGCGCAGCGCGTCCCGCATCCGCTCAATCTCGTCGGCGGCTTCCCTGTAAATCCACTGATTATAGACGGTGTCATCTAAATAAGCATAAGAGCGCAGTCGCGCCACGATGTCGTCAGTCATTCAATCACCTTTTGATTTGGATCACACCGGCTATTGCCCAGATTGCAAAGAACAAACTGGCTCCGACAAAGCCGTTAGTCCCAATCGCCAACAATATGCTTGCGATAAACATTATCGAAACGGTTGCAAATGTTGTTGCTTGTTCGTCATTCATTGGTCTTTCCCCCTTCTAGTGCGGCGCTGGAAATTTTGTGCACATAGCTTGTCAAATCTTCAAAACTAACATTCTGATATTTTTGAACATCTTTCAATTTAGACAAGTGATGCAGCACGTTGCTCAGTTTCGCGTTTTTTTCAGTTTCATATTTCCATTTGTAGTAATAAAAAGTTACGTTTCTTTGGGCGACAACAAGTTCTGCGCGCACCTGTTCGATTTCGTCGGCGGCTTCAGCCATCGTTACATGAAATGGTTTTTCAAAGCCTCGCGGGCCAGGCGATCCGCGCAGCCGCGTCACGATGTCGTCAGTCATAGCACGCCTCTGCAATCTCGCGGATTTCGCCCTCAAGGGCTTCGATAATCGCCCGCAGCCGCTCAATTTCTGCGGCAGCCTCATAGCACAGCATGTCAGGCGCGGGCCTTGCCGGGTAGCACATCAGCATCTGCGACGGGTCATTCCGCAAGCGCAGCCGTTCTGTAATGTCAGTCATCAGCCTTCTCCTTGGTGGGTGTGGCTTGCAGCCGCGCGATCACACTATCGACTAACTCCAATAACAGCTCCTCCACTTCGTCGAACTCGTCTTCCGCAGGGTCCACATCTTGCTTTGGTTGCGTATTATCGGCCATTGATCAATCTCCATATCATTACCATCATCATTATGGTCATGCCAGCGACTAGCAGCCATGCACCCAGCATAAGCGCTGCGAATGCCACCAGATCCAGCGTCATTTCGACTCCTCGCTCTTCTTAAAGTAGTCGATGACGACGTCGATATCGCGACACGCCAACGCGCCCATGATAAAGCCGGACAAAGCCACGATCGTCACGAATACGGTATCTGCACCACTGATTCCAATAGTCATCTTGTCCTCCGGCTTATCATTTCCAGCGCTTCCAGGGCGATCTCTTGACGCTCTTGTTCTATACGGTCGTCTTCGGCAATGGCTCGAAGTGCCGCCATAGCCAAATACAGGTCCCCCGAATATTCACGGAGCCTCTTCACCGCCAAACTGGCAACAGGGTCGGGGACACTCTTTGCGGCGGTCACTTTTTGCCACCCTTGACGTCGTTAATCTGCGTTACCCATGGGTCGTTGAGGTGTCCTTCGAGGACTTGGAGGTACATCCGGACAGTCTGGGCGGTATCTATAGCCTCGCGTTTGCCGTATGGCTTCTCCAGTGTCAGGACAACCTGCTCCATCAGGTTCCGGCAGGACTTCATGCACCCCACCAGCGCTGTGTAGTGCTTAATGTGCACGGAATCCGTGAACACGAGGCGGTGCAACTCGCCAAAGATGCGGGATCGTTCGTCGTCGATGTTCATGTGGGGCCTCACAGTTCGGTGATTTCGTTATCTTCATCAGTGCCGTCTTCCGGGAAATGCAGCTCGTTTGCCTCCAGCATGTCGCGGATCTCGTTTTCGCTCATGTATTTGATGCAGCACAAAAGGATCTGGTCCTTGTCGAACCACTCGACCTCGACCGCTTCGAGGACCTTGTCGCGAATTCCGTTGTTGGTCATGGTCAATCCTCCAGAATCATGGGAAGGGCGCACTCCATGGTGTTCACCCATATCTGCACATCGTCGATCGCTTGGCTGTATTCGCCCCGCTTGTACTTCTTGCCGGTGAACTTCGTCGCCAT